TAAGCCGTACATGACACTTATTCCAATATATTTATCCTGTATATTTAATCAATACAGGCTGTAAGCGTTAGCCTTACAGGGTTAATACGAGTAATTGTGACTTTCACTCTTAGATTCAGATTCACTTGCACTGTATGACAATGAACTTGAACCACTACCGCTGATACTTGCAGATACATGCATAGCTGACATTGCACCTGCTGCAAGTTGTGAATTAAATTGAGCAATACCTTTTGTTGCTTCAATTGCAAGTTGTGCACGTTGAATAGCATTTTGCATCTCTGCTTCATATTTTTTAATCTGCATTTCAGCATAAGCAAGATTTGTACGCACATTCATGTCGGCATATCTTGCCTGTGTCTCTGCATTTGCAATGTTTGTTCTGGATTGCAAATCAGCATAACGAGATTCTGTTTCAGCAAAAGCAATATTTGTTCTGGATTGCATGTCTGCATAACGTGCCTGCATTTCAGAGTTAGCAATTGCAACACGAGTACGTGATTCTATATATCTGTTATAAACATCTGCATTTGCAATCGTTGTGCGCAATGAAAGATCAGCATATCTGGAATGTGCTTCTGATACTGCTATTGCTGTACGTGAGCGCATATCAGCAAATCGAGCTAATGTTTCAGAATTACTAATACCCACTCGCATACGCATTTCAGCGAATTTAGCTTGAGCATCAGCAAAAGCAATTTTTGTACGTGAGGTTGATTCAATAACGTTGGCTTGGGTGCTCATACGAGATGTTTCTACCTGCGCCTTCGCCTTAAAAGCTTCTACCATAGCTGTATAATTACTGGTATCACTTTGGATTGCACGAGCTTTAGCATCAATTTGAGCTTTATAAGCATCAACATTGGCATTGTATTCAGCGATCCTAACTCGAGCTGTTTCAAGCTTTAAATCAGCTTCTTTACTCTTAACATTCGCCTTTGCAGAAATTCCTTCGACAGTTGACGCATACATACGAGCAAGTGCTTCATACATTGTGGCTTTGGTTGATTCTGCTTTCACTTGTGAATCAAACATTTCCACTTTGATTTTTTCAGCTCCTACTTGTTCAGCGTATGCCTGTACCTCTGTCTTATAGGCATCAAATTTAGTACGGACTAAATCAGCTTTTGCTGTGGCTCCCTGAATTAAGGCTTTATAGACTTCAACATTTGAAAGAACAGCATCAATTTTTGCCTTAAATACTTCTACACGCTGTTGATTGATTTGACCAATAGCCAACTGAGCATCTATCTGTGCCTTATATGCTGTAATTTTAGAAATTGTTGCTTCAATTTTTGTCTTATAGACAGTAATCATTGACTCAAAAGCTGTATTACGTGCATTAAACAAACTGATTTGTGCATTGAATATACTGATTTTACTTTCAACTTGGAATTTCGCAGACTCTAAGACATTGCTTACATATGTTATCCATAAATCCTGTTTCATTTTTTCTAATGCCATACCTTGTTCAGTCATGAACCTAATATGTTCAAGTTGTTTATCAAATGACTGAATCAAAATGTCACGGTTTAAATCGGATGCACGTAATTTTGATTGATCTCGGATGCCATCAATCTGTTTCTGTAATGCACCTTGTGGCAAAGAAAATCCACGGCTTGCCCATTGATCAACTACTTCTTGAACTTGTCGCTCAGTTTCTACACTGTCACGCTCTCTAGCACGATTAAATAAGGCTGTTTCAACAGCAGCAGGCAATCCCAAACCGACATGATTACCAGCCAACCATTGTCTGATTTCAAGCACTAATGGTTGAATAGCATTTTCTTTATTATATGTCTGATAATCTTCAGCAATTACTCTATTTGCATTATTGATAATACCGTCTAAGTCTGTAGGCAAAACCACGTCCAATTCAGGTGGTGACTCATCAAATATTGGAAATTCATCTGCCTTATATTCAGGAAGTACAATAGCTTCCAGAACATCCATTTCGGGCAATATAAGTTCTGGTGAGTTTGGAATTTCAATATCACTGTCAATTTCAGGTCTAACGGGTAGGTCTAACACGGCTATTGAAGGTGCATCAGGCAAGTTCAAGACTGGTGTTTCAGGTGTTTGTGGTAAATCCAAGTCGCTTAAATCTAAACCACTTAAAAGTCCATCTAAATTAATAGCCGTGGGTAAACCACCTGTATCCAATCCAGTTAATGTAATTGAAGGTAAATCAGGTAAATTGATTGATGTATCAATAGTTGGTATATCTGCAGCATTAATAAAATCAGGTGTGCTCAAATCAACATTTAATATTGGTGAGTCAGGTATCTCAATACCAAGTCCAGAAAACACAGGCGCATCAGGCATTTTCGGTGGCTCAGAAATATCTATATCCAATAAAAAAGGTTTAGGTACTTCTACTGACAGATTTGGTGCATCTGGAGCCGTTATTGGAGAAAAGCCATCTGCATTTGGTTTAGGTAAGTTATCAGGTGCTTCTACTTGATCAACAGTGATATTACTCATGTTGTTCATTGCTTCACGCATATCACTTAAAAGAGTGGATGTCCGCCCCTCAAAGTATTTCATTTTATCTTTTACTTGATCAACTGCTTCATCAACAATGTTTAATGTAGGATACATCATGACTAAACTCTCCGTTTTGTTGCTGAAACATCGATACTCAAATCATTGATATATCCATGTTTACCAGATATTTTTATTTCAAATGCAAAATGCCGACCACGTAAGCCACGACCAAACAACACACGACCATTAGTGAGCTCATCTGCTTTTTCTATTGGTAATAAGTAGTAATACGTTTGTTTAATACCACTTTGAGTTGTGGCTACACCCACTTCCAACTTTTTGGAATTTCCAGATAATTCATATTCAAGGTAAGCACCTAAAGGATGAACCAAGGAACCATCACCAATATCTAATTTGGGCGTAGTAATTTTTGCTGATACATCTTGTGCTCCTTCAATTAACTTATGAATGCCTGTATCACAAACAGCAAATAATTCACCGTTGATGATGGCTAATTGGGTATAGTTGAAGTCACCATAACGACTCATATTCCATACGTCACAGCCTGATGTCCAAGCTGATCCTGAAAATAGCTCAGTAGGTATAACATCCTCGATAAACATGAGGTCATTAAGTATTTGAGTTGCTTTAAGTTTTCCTGATAATGTGCCTACAGCATCTGCCATTTCATTTATAGATTCATAAACTCGTCTACGTTCTAATAGTTCTGAGCTTACTAAAATTTGATCTGTAATCTGATCTTTATATTTTGGCTTGGTTGGAACACTATCAATGATACCTACAGAATCTAAAACAAAATCATGATAAATATTCGCCAAAGTATCTTTAATTTTTAAATGATCTGTAATAGATATTTTGGCATATAAATTATGATGCGTTGAATCGTTGATGATTATCGAATCAGTTAAAGTGGATCGAAGTTTAAAATTGACTTTTTCAGATATGGCAACTGTATCTGAAACCATATCTAAGACACGATTATTCGACACAATTGAATCAGTTATTTTAAGCTTTTCAGATACATCTGTTTTAGCAGTAAGCCTAGTTGAGACTTCATTATTAACCGTTAAAAAGTCGTTAGTTACTGCAATCACTCGATGCTGAACTATATTTTGGATCAAAATATGTTCTTCTGTTGGATTCACAACTTTAAAAGTTGATCGTGTACTATCTGATAGCCGTAACGTTTCAGAAATTAAATGTTTGGCTGTGAGTCTACTAGACACCTCATCTGTAATATTAACTTCATCAACAAAAAGCCCAACTTTTTTAGAGTTTACTTCATCAGAAATAACAAATGAATCAAACATCAATACTTTGATTCGAGCACTGTCCTTATCAACAATTTTTAAGTTTTCAACAACATCAGTCGTCACTTTGGTAAATACAGAATCCGCAATTACCATGGTTTCCTGTGTGTCATCACGATAACTACTCATTGATTACCCCTATAAAGTGTTGTGCACGACCATGATCAGCAATTCTGCTATTCCCTACCCTGACACGATGACCTACATCATATTCACTAATATTCCCATATTCAGTTGTACCAAGAAAAACCCTACAGGCATCACGGTACATCACACCACCAAAGTCATCTGGTGACATTTTAAAGTACCATTCATCTGGAACACTCTTAGTGATCTGCTTTGTAACACCATTGAAAGTCATCATGATTTTCCCAGTATATTCACCTGACTTATCGTTAGATATTGAATAGGCATTTAAAGGAGGTTCTTCCCCACCACCACTATGTTTCCACTCCATACGGTTTGGATGAATCAGCCATGTATAATCAGCAGGCAAACTTGGTATCCAAGGTCCATTATCTGCAAAATCTGAACAGACAGATGGATTGTAATTCTCCATCTCAACCCAAACAGGGTTACCATCTTTTGGATATGGTTTACCCTTCATTACTGCTAAACCACCATTCCAAGCCCAAATATGATCATGTGTCCAATAACGATATGAGTAAGGGTCTCTTACTGCGCCTTTAGCCATTGACTCATTATAAGATGTTGCACCTGAATAATTTTTAACAGCGTATAAGGTCGCTGCTCGTTGGAACATTGGTACACATACACCAAGTTGCATACTTGATCCAGATACACGAGTTGTTTTTGTTAAGTGGCTAAAATAGCGGTATCTCCATAAAGTACCTGGTCGCCAAAAAAAAGCATCATATTCAAAAAATGGTGTGATGTTATATCCCAAATCACGACCAACTACTGTGGTTTTAATTGTGGTTTGGCTCATTTCATCACGCTCATCAATTTCAGTTGTGTAGAAATTTCCAACTAATGAAGTGACACCTTCAGTAGTATTCATATACCACGAGCCAACGGACATACATTCTTCAAAATCAGTATCTACTTCCTTACTATATGATCTTCCATTATAAAAATATTTGATCACTTGCAGACTATCATTATCAAAATAAGCAAACATGATGGTGTCACAGGCGACCACCCAACCTGATTCAGCTGGTGAAAAATCAAAGGAAATAAGGCCACCAGCCCGATAGTCAGGAAACTTTATCTGTGGTTGAAATTTTGGCTTTGCTGGATGGAATAGATAACCACCATAAACTTTATTCACATTGCCAGAATGATTGGCAATTGGATCACACACATAATTATCCCAATACTCGATTTCACTGGCGACATTTAAGGAACTGACACTATTTGCTCGTTCAGAAATGACTTGTGTCCCGACTAAACGAAATTTAAATTGAATTGTTCTACCTAATACTGAATCCGTTCTAAGCTGTTTAAAAATAGCTGCAATATAGTCAGCAACTTTATTTCTTTCATCATTTGTGAGGTCACTACTTATTTGTACTGACTTTGCACCGTAGTAATGTGGTGAATTTCCTAAAGCCAATGAAAGCTTGAATGTATTACAAAAAATTAAACCTGTTGTTTGATCATAAAAATATGCTGTGTTGTATGCCATGTTGCCGAAATTATTAAATGACCACCCACAAGCACTATACATAGGCATATGAAAATGAAAGTCTAAAGTGTCACAGATTTCAATAATGACACCAGCTCGCACCCACCGTTGAAAATCCTCAGCACTTTCTGGGAAACCTTCGCCAGATGGTAAAGCACCGAATGTACGAAGTACCTCTAATAACTCATCATCTCCCAATTCCTCCTCAACATAAGCATGAAATTTAATTGATGCAGTAATTGGAACAATAGGTAAAGGCATTGCCCAGACTTTTCGGTCACTACTAATTTGAATCAACCATGGTTTTCCAGATGAATCAAAAGAAACACCATGTGTTTTATTTGCTTTGTAGTCGTATTGAAATGTTCCATCTTTTGGTGGAATACCTGAATAACATGGGAGTCGAATATCTTGATAATCAACCCAAAGTTGCTTAGAGAGCTTTTCAGGAAGTTTTATTTGAGCACGTTCAAAAGGATTGTTTGGTAATTCTTCAAAATCTTGACGACCATAACCACCAACCAGTTGCATCAATTTAGCCATACTGCCACTGTACCAGCCAGCATTTTGCCCAACATACTGTGTGGTAATAAAATTACTTGATTGCTGTGGTAAAAATTCAGGAAAGCGTGGGCTAGCTTCTATCGTGAACCGTTCAAGGGCAATTTTTTGGGATGGTGTTTGATCTGTGGCTTTGAATAATCGTTGAATACAGTTCTGAGTTAGCTTTAATCTGACTTTATCGCCATAAGCGACTCTAGCCTTTGTGATAATACCGCTGTAAAACAACGGTATGTACATTTTGACAGTACCATCATTTACAAAATTATTCGGTGTTAAGATGTCCTTATCGGCAATTACCCGAAAAATATCAGCTTGTTCTTGAACAATAAAATATCCACCATCAGGTAGATCATAAACTAACTTTAGATTTTCAAGCTCGGCACCATGCTTATAGCTTAGAAAACGGTGAACTATTGAGGAGATAAATTGCATATCTCTTTGAGTTAATTCACCGTTTTTAACATGAAGCCCGTAAGGTTTCGGACTTACCATGTTTTACACCGTTAAGCTTAAACGATAACCAACTTCGTAAATATCACCACTTTGGAAGGTACGAGCAGTAGCATATTTTGTTGCTGAAACCAGCACGCCAGTGGTACCGCCTTTGGTTGGATTTGAAAGCATAGCAGCACCAGTCACATTTAATGTTGATGCTGTCGCAATCGTGACTGAAGCAGCACTGGTCATATTATCAATTGAGTTTCCAGTTGCTTCTGTCGGAGTCCATACAGGACGAGTGGCTTTGGTATAGCCTTCTGTCATGCTCACAATTTCGGATGCTACAGAAGTAAAATTAGCAGCAGTCCAGTTAGCAGCAGGAGCTGTAGCACCACTAAATAACGCCAAGTAATAATTTGCAGTTTTCGCTTTAGCACCTAAGGCTGTATTTAAAATATGTGCTAACCCTTCTGTAACGACCAAATTTGGTGTACGAGACCATTCTCCACCGTTCACACGGTCAAAATATTCGCCTTTTGCAAGAACATCCAAACTTGGAAAGACAATACCATTTTCAGTAATATCATAATGTTCTTTAGCAATAGCTTTGCCAATTTTTTTCTTCAGTGACTCGTTCATGAGACATTCCCATTAATGATGAAATATGTCTCAACTTATTACAGTTACAACCCTTTGCCCTAGCCTTACAGACTGCCCAGATTTTGCAGTAATTCCTTTGAGTTGATTTGCATGTGGTTCCAATAGCAAACCATTAGATGTACCAACTACATACCCATGCTCAGATAGCCAAATGACACACTTACCTCCTTGAGCAAGCTCTCCTAAGCTTTCAGTATCCATCTGGATTGCACTAAATGCAACTGGTGCCTGTGCTGGTTTTTTAACATGAACCAGTTGCTTGGGTTCGCCACCCATAAGAAATACAACATGATCAACTTGTCCTACCCAGATTCCACCATCCACAGGCTGTAAAAAAGTGATACGCTGTGGCATGGCAATGAAATCATAACGCTCATCACATAGATGGAAATTCAACGCCTGCGAAAACTTAATAATATTACGATCAGCTGTAAATAATCGTCCTTGCCAGAAAGCCATAAACTTACCAGCTGACATTGGGGATAGCTGTGAGAACTGGATAGATCGCCCTAAATCATCTATTTGATTTATAATTACTTTATTTTGTGATGCAGCAATAGTTACATATTTTCTAAGTTCACTACCATTCCGTGTGGTCACATACACATTAACGCTATCAACAGTTTGATCAAAACAATACGGTAATGTAACTTCTAAAGATGATCCTGTACGATCTCCAACTAAACCATTACTTGATATTTCAAATTTTTCAGATTCAGATAGCCCTGATTCTAACCCATCTCTTACCCATGAAATGGCAACAACATAATCTCCTGCTCCCAATGCGCCATTGCCAGCTTCATTCACATAAGGTTTTGGTGGTGTTTCAATCGTCAAAATCTGTAATTTATTACCATCATAAGTATAAATATTTGTACCATCAGAAATATAAATTAAATTATTGATCACCTCATAATTTATATAACCTGTTGAAGCAATATCCCCAATGACTTCATGTGTCCATTGCTGAGGATTTATCCTCACTAATTGATTTCCAAGTGTTGCAAATACATCTTTGTGTAATGGGCTTTGCCATAGATTTTTATAGGCTGTATCTGTTACTGATCGACCAGAACGACGAATGGAAATACGACCAGATGAGCTAATGTCAACATTCATGGCATCTCGTAGTTTCAATAAATGCTCATTTCCTAAAGCACTCATTTCGTCATCATGAGCTACATTGTTCATTCCACTTAAAGGTGTAAGTCGTTTCATTGTGGAGCTCCTTTACGATATTGATCACTATTGCCATCAGGTCGAATGTAGTGAACTTTTAGTTTTATGTCTGGTGTACCCATCAAGGTCATGATTGTTGGCAGTGGATGAGCAACCTTATACATCGGTGGTGTTGGCTTGAGACGAATAACCTGCATCCTATCCTTATACTTTTCAAGTGTATAAGTGCTGATAAAAGAATCAAAACCAGATACATGCACTTCACGAACTCGATGTGAAATATAAGTTTTACCAAATAACGATGCATCTTTACCAACAACACGCACTGGCTTTGGAAAACCAACATTCAAACTTTGAGGATAAAACTCAGTATCTTTAGGAATACTTGAACCTAACATTGCAGCATCGAAGCCTTTTACCAAAACCTGTCTATGAAAAAACTCAACTAAGTACCTACTTGGTACTGGTGGTTGAATACCAGAAGGTTTCAAATATTGACGCAAGTCCCAATACTTGATTGCAACTACAGGTCGCCCAAATACCATTGATTCTATCGAACCAAATTGTGTAATGATCCTTTCCCATTCTGGCACTGTATGCCAACCAAATCTTAAAGTTGAAAAACCAGAAGGTCTAACATAATTGATCTTGAGACTGATTGTTGGTTGAGGTACGGCCATAAAGCTTGAACCTTGTACTCGCATTGTTCTGTGTTGCAGAGTCACTATTGGTGAGCCTAATCGAATCCCCTCATTCACATAATTTATTGTTCCTTGAGTTGGATGATTGCGTACCGCTTGTTCTGGTGCATTACGCACAGCATAAATTGTGTGTGGGTTTAAACGTGGTTTTCCATAATCTAAAGTTGATTCAATAGAACTTGGCTGGATAGTACGGTTTTTCAGGGTTACGTTTGGTTCACCGACAACAAATTCCTGAATACCTGGTTCAACTCGTATTGTGTTAGCACTAACAATTGCATCACCAAATTTAGATGCATCATTAATTGTCACACGTGTAATAACTTCACGATTAAATTTTGGTACTGGTACTTGTGGTGCTTGCCCTGTCGTTGGTGGTCCACCTAGATAACTTTCACCTGGTACACCAATCCCATAACCATCATTTGGGATACTATTCGCTGGGTCTTTATATCCCTCAACACCTAACCAAATGTATTGTGTTGCATAAGGCGATGAGCCAATTCGATCAAGTTTAATCCTTGTTCCGAATGCCATCATTTGCATACCTTTAACCGTAATCTCACGTGTCTTAAATTCAATACGATGTTTAGGTATTAAAGTCGCAATATAGCCTTCTATATTGTGATAGCTTTTGGATAATTTTAATTGTGCAGTACCAAACTCATCTGATGGCTTTCCACGAACTTTAAGTTCAGGGGTAACGTTTCGTATATCTGGTGTACCAGCACGTTCAGTATGTGACCATCGTGTAATAATTTTTGCACGATAAATATTCAGTTCAATAGAACCAAATGCCGTTTTGTTGATCCCTAATGGCTCAACATATCTACTGTATAAATCAACAACTGGCAGTTCAATTCTAGGTGGTGCAATACCATATCGAGATTCAAAAGTAATTTCACGTATGCGATCTGCTATCAGCGGATAACCGAAAACTGATGTTGTGAAACCTTCAACTCTACGGTATCGACGAGTATTCACAACTGATGGCTGTCCGAATATAGATAAAGCTGCTCCCTGCGCTTTTAATACGGCAGCATTATTGTGAACATTACTCCACCCTGAGATATAGGGGGCTTCTATTGGTTCACACTTCACTCGTTGTATAAAGTGACTAATACGATGTTGGCCAATATCATTCCAATCCTTACCTAGCGGATATACTGGTACCGCTTTATTTTGTACTGCTGGTCTACCATAAAGACTTAATGTTGATCCATATGTACTTAATTCACGATTACGATTCGATATGTTTAACCATTTAGAGTTATCTTTTGGTGGATTCAATAAGCTATCAGGGTCATAGTACATAGTGATGTATTGACGCTTATTCCATAGCTTTTGAGTTCCCCAACGACCATGTAAGAATGTATTCTCAGTATCAAAACCTCTTGGTTTCAAATACTGAGAATAGAGCCAAATCTTTGCAAGACCAAAGTCAGAAAATATGCCTTTAGCATAAATATTTTGAGCTTCGGGAATAATTCTTTCACCATATCTCGCTGCATCAAAACCGCTTGGTAAAAGGTATTGCGTGCCACCAACTTGATGGTTGGAATTAGTGATCGTAACAATAGATTCGACATCAATATAACGTACTCTGAAATCAACCTTTGGCTTACCGTAACCATCTAATACAGAACCTTTAAATAGTAATTCTCTGATTCCGTGTTCTAACTTGGGTTTTCCGAAAGTTAACGAGTCAATCCCACCAGCCAAAAAGAGTTGTCGCACCCTATGCCAAACTGTAGGAAGTGAAGTCTCCTTAGCTTCAATACTGTCTACAAATAGAGTTCGCACTCGATTACTAATTGTGTGCTCACCTGCTTCAAAAAAGTATCCACCTTTTGGTGATAATTCAGGTGGCTTAGTTAATGTGGCTCTGCCAAATCCATAATGTGCAAAGCCAGAAACACGAATAGTACGAATGGCATAATCAACATAGACTTGCCCCATTGCCCCAACAATTGACTTTGGAGAAATCGAGGGAGTTTTATTGAATATGGTACTTTCACCAAAAACAGTAAATAAATTATCTGTTCGTGAAATGATATAGCGTAGATTACTTTCCGCTAATAGCCATTGTCCCATCGAAAGACTATCAAAGCCTTGAACAAGAATCTGGCTATTCACATTTTTAAGTTTTACATCACCAAATATTCCGCCTGTAATTGGAGTGAGTTGTTGGTAGATCGTTTGTTTTGGGTCAAATACTTTAGGATAGCCCTCAGTAAAACTATCAAAGCCTTTAGCATTTAAATATCTTGGATTCAGTGAAACCCATGCTTGACCATATCTTGTATTTACAAACCCTAAAGGACTTGGATTCCTTTGTACGATTGCATTACCAAATTGAGTTGCAACAAATGACTTTTGAAAAATAATGAGCGGATATACTTTTGGTACTGCTACACCAGAATCATTTATTCCTTTGACCACTACAGTTTGAGCAGCACGTGTATTAACTACAACGGTCTTACCAAACTCTAGGACATCTTTGCCTGTTGGTAATAAAAATCTTTTACCACCACCGACAAATGTCTTATCTGATACAACATTGTCGTTAATACTTTTGACAACAAGAAATCGTTTAAATAACTCAATTTTGGCTGTGCCAAATAATGTTGCTACAAATCCAGTAAGCTGATAATTACGAGCATTATTATTCAGACTCGGCTGACCAAAGGTATTAGAGTTCCATGAATATGGCTGCAAACCGCCTTTATTGGTTTGGAGTTGAGCTGTACCAAATCTTGTGGCTACCAATCCAATTGGTAAAACATTTCTTTGTTGATCTATTCTTGCTGTACCAAATCTGCTTTGAACACCCAAGGATGCAAAAATATTGTTATAGCCTAATTGACCAAAATCAATATTCAGATTTGACGCATTAGGTGGGTTATAGCTTTCATTAAACCAATTCAAATTGATGTTATAGGCATTGGGGGCATTATACCCACCCAATAAACGCACACGATTAACCATCGTGCTAACCACTGGAGCATCAATACCACTAGGTAATATGAATCTACGCCAGCTTACATATTGTGGTGTTCCAACTTGAATTGTTGAATCAATACCAATTGGTCTGATTTTAAGGTTATCAATCTCAACTTTAGTAGTACCAAATACTGAAAAAACACTTGAAGCTGGTTTTATAAATTGTTGTTTTAAACCAATAGAATGATTACCAACAGTTAAGGCATTACCGATACCAACTGAGCGCAACCCATTCGGATTAAAGTTTGTATTAAATTCTAAGTTTATAGATGTTGATTTAGGAGGACTGTAGCTTGTCTTGAACTCTAATATTAAGTTCCCTCCATTTTTAAGTCCTGCCATAAGCCATTACTCAACAGCTTCGATATGTGCAAATACGATATTATTCTGTTCCATGGAACGATCTACACCCATAACGGTGTAATTCATTTTTTTTAATCCTAAAAAATTATATTCGCCCTGTTCTCCAGACCATTGAGATTCAAGCACCTCACCTGACAAAGTATCAATCAGGTAAACCATACGAGCAACACGATAACCTGTAGCAGTTGTGGTACCAGATATACGGTATTTTCCATAATGCTGGCGCATCTTATATATTTGACCTACCTTCAATCCACGAACAGGCGCATCATATAAAATTCCCTTTCTAAAAATTGTTCCAATATTTACCCAACTTTTAAAATCAAATGTAGGATTTGCAGGAATTGAAATTGGGTAGACAACATTTGCCGTCATGTTGATTTCTTTTACCCATGCTTTTTTTACCCAATTAATACCATCATTGGATGCTTCAACAAACACATCATAAAGAATACAGTTGGCAGAAAATTTAAGTCCAACTTCAACAATATTGACCGCTGATGTAAATTGATAGCCAATCGGTGAAAAACCTGCAATAAGTCTCCCACCTACACGAGTACCAAAATCCGTTAAACCAGTTGCATCACTACGCCACTCAGTTGAGTCAGAACTATCAAATGCTCGTGCAACTTGATATGTCGTAGATGCAAAAGTCTGTGAAAATGGGGTTCCACCGACACACGCATTCGTTCCGCCAACAACTGTAAACATCGCTATTTCAGAAAAGCCATAATAAACACTAGGCATAATGGCGGAGTTGACGACAATGCGATAACGGTTATACACGAATTACTCCCAAGGACCAGTAATATCAATAAAAATAGAGCATGATGTAGAACCAGTTTGTCCGTATTGCATCATGAATTTTCGACCTTCATAACCACGAACATTTTCAATATAGTCTCCATTCGCTATGACACGTCCATGATAGTTGTCATAAATACCAGGCATAAATGCTCGTAACATTTCACTATATGCCAAAGCTACAGGACCAATGATTAAAGAGTTGTCTGCACCATTTGGATAGCGTATAAAAGTTGATGATCCTAGATTTGATCCAGAACACCCCACATTACGATGTGGAACACCTAAAGTAACCCCATTAATATCACGATTTACATTTACTGAAGATGCATAGTTCGGTGTTGAAAAACTTGATCCAGCACTAAAAAGCCCATTACTAACTGTAGATGTTTGGTTTGCTGTAGTTGAGCCTGCAATAAAGCTGCAATATTTATCTGTTGGTCGTAATGGTCGAGTATCACCAAAAGATAAGGAGTGGATATTACCTGTCCCCATTACATTCGCAGCATTTCCAGCATACTCAACAAACATATAGACAGTTTTACCATCTGAAACGATAGTCCAAGGTCGGTTGGTGGCATCATTTGTAGATGACTTACGCATATAATGACCATTGGCATCATCTGTGGTGTTGGGGAACCGTCCATCACCAGCATCAACTGATGTCATATTTTCCCAACCAGTTAAAGCAATTTCTGAAGCACCTGCTGTAGTCGTACCATCATCTGTAAAACGGTAAAAACGACGATCAGAACTTAAATCATTGCTTCGATAAACCCCTTTATTTGTACCTGTAAAAGCTTTAGAGAACCCTGCTGGTGCACGCTTACACGTAATAGTCCCTGTAGCTGGACTTGCAGGTTCACTTGTTACGGCAAAGGTAAAAGTAGTAGTTGACGTTACAGTAATTCTAAATTCAGCGTTATATGGCGTTTGGGTTGCACCTGCAATCAAAACAATATCACCAGTATTAAAACCATGTGCAGATGCTGTTGTAACAGTTGCAATAGAGCTATCACGAGTGATACTTGCTACGTTCACTGTGTTATAACCATTCACTAATACTGCATCTAGTAAGGTGATCATACGACCAACCACACCAGCCAATTGTGGTGCATTGGTGTCTGTATGACGATATAGCTTAACTGTTGCCATTTTCTACCTCATTCAAAAGATTGCCGTAAATATCCTCAGCCTTCCAATAGCCCTTTTCATCATGCCATTTTACGAACTCATCAAAAAAGTTACGCTCACCATATGATTGAATACGGTCTTGCACATAACCCACGATCCATTCCATGACATTGCCACACTGACCATAGCTAGTACCTGTCATTTGTACGGCATACATTTGAAATTTAGGTAGATGAACCAACACATGCCACTCAATTGGCATTTCTTCACATGGTTTTTCATCACACCCATAAAGATCAGCTTTAAATCCAACTACACCTACGGATTGTGTAGGTGGTTTTGGGTTATTTTCCATATCCCACCTATAAGATTAGACTTTAAAGATTTTGTTTGTACCGTTGTCCCACGTAACAATGATGTCACCGCCATTGGGAGTAATTGGTAAGCCTGTTGCAGTATCAATAAAAGCAATCAGAGGACTAGTTGCTTCAGAACCTGAGTCAGCATAAATAACAATCGCTTCAATAGATGGGCCTGTAACAGATGTAAATGTCACATCAGCTCCATCAGCAGCACCGCCAGTAGTCGCTTTAGCAGTCAAAGTAACTGGTCCTGCAATACGTGCGGAAATTGGAATATCAGCAAGGTACTGATGCACTGCTGTTTGTGGTGTATACGCACCTGTGTCTACCAACAAAACCTTAATTGTGTCGGTCATCCAGTTGATTTGTGCTTCTAAAAAACGCTGACGTGCGAAATCATAGAGTGTGTTTGCCATGTGCTTGAGTCTCCGTAACTGAATCGGAAGCACTCATGCGCTCATGTTTAATTTCAATGTGATTATCTGCTTCAACACAAATTCGAGCCAATTGTCCTGATTTTTTGATCAATTGAACTTTGGCACCGCCAATGTAAAGCGTATCTTCGGTCTTTAAATCAATTGTACGTTTGCCCATATTTGTGCATGATTAAATAAAATAAGTAAGATCATTATGTAAAAAACCCCTGAAAAGCTTTAGCCTTACAGGGGTGCTTATGTCACAAGCAAGTCATGGCATGAATGGAATAACGTTATGGGGTATATCCTCACGAGTAATACGTCGTAAATCACTATCAGGACGAATACCAAAATAGTCTGTAAATTCCTGCTCTGCTAATGTTGACCGATTTGGATCAAAGAATTCTGCATCTGGTACCTTAAACGCTTGGTGTAGAACCCACTGAATCAATTGAACATGGTGAATTTGGTTAATTTCTGGAATATCAGTATCATTTTCCATTGGTGACAATGGCACACAATAGCCTTCTAATTGTAATTCACCGTCTACATCAGGAATTGGAACAAGGCGAATACCTGTATCATCCTGAATGATATGTTCAGGTTTGCCCTGTTTCACTCGCCAATTTTCACCATCATAATAATGATCGAGTAATTCGGCAGACATTAAACTCAGGTATTGCCCTTTTGTTCCATCACTTGGCTGGAACCAAACTCGGGTCAATTCATATAACGATTCATGTAACTGATAACGAGACGAACCAATCAATACATTAATCTTACAAACATCATTGTTTTGAGATTCATGCAATAAACGACCACGGATACACGCTTCATTTACGGCATCATTAAGCCAATTAATGACACTGGCATCATCAATAAAATATGGTTCTACTTTATCGTTGGCCAGTGTACGAAAACGGCTGATCAGGTCATTTAGCTGCATTACACAACCCCATATTGATGAATCATTTGAGTAACTGATTCTTTTAATTCATCAAGATTTTTTTGTGGGCTAAGTTTCTGCTCATACTTTTCTAGGGCATATTGAACCAAGCCAGCCTTTGTCATTTTTCCAATCGTTTCAATTTCATCAAGAACTTTATTTTCTTTATCAATTTCTTCTTGCTGTTTTTCTTTAGAGCGATTGAGAATACTAGACGTATCATCATCTAAACCTTGCTCAGTAGATTCACCAGAATTGGATTCAGGCTCACCCTCATAACGAGTAAACTCAGGATGTTTTAAAAATTTGGTTGCCAAATCACTTGGAATTGATCGCACTTGACCTTGTTCAAAGGTTAATGCTGATTCGTATAAGTGGTCGGTATATAGAGATTTATTTCCAATATACTGAATTGATACACCAGCAGATTTTTGAACAATATTGGTTGGAGTGATGGTCGCTGTATTAATTGCAACATTCTTTTGATGCTCAACCTTTTGACGTAGATTCACAACTTCCGCACTCAATGCCAAGTAATCTTCAGGATCAGGCAATTGCTTAACCAGATGAACTGTTGTACGGAATAAATAATCCTTTGCCTTTTGTGCATCTGGTAATTCTTCATAAGGTAAAAAACATGGATGTTCTTTTTTCTCGATATCTTTTACTTCACCATACTTCCAGCCCTCAGCTTCTTTGACCTTATACCAAGACTTATGAGACTGTTCAGGTGTGGCATCAGGATTTGCCAAATGCATTTCAACGCCAGCAATCAAACTTTGTTTATGTGATTCTGGTGTGTCATCCCAAGTAGGTTGACTATCATCACCCATTGATTGGCAATATGCAGCATTAATTGCATGACACATCATCGCTATTGCAATCGTTTTCATCTTATCACCGTAATAAGTTAAAAAAATAAAAAGAATGGTGTAGGTCTGTCTAAAACCTACACCATCAAAACATTAACGAGGACCTGTCAATTCACCACTGACAATAACCTTGATGTCGCTTGCCTTTGCATTCGCTGCACCACCAGTGGTTAAAATCAATCGTGCAGCCTTAGGCAAGGTTACCAATTTACCTGTATTAGCACGTAATCGACCTGCTGTTGCAAGATCACCAGCATTGATAAAATATGCTGCATCTTGTGGTACTTCTGTACTATCACCATCAACATATTTAAAGCCAAGTGAACCTGTAACGGTGGCTGTCATACCTGTTTTAATCAGGATTTGAGCATCATCAAGGCGCATACCCTCTGGCAATTCGCCTAAATCAATAACATCACCACTTGCTACTTGAGCAGTTGTATCTGAATCAATTACGGCACCTGTAGCATTAGTGGCCATAAAAAATGCTAATGCTGTTACATTGCCATATGGTGAGAATCCACCGAACTGACCATAACCACTAGGCTTCTTCTTAATTGTCGCCATTTTAAAAATCTCCAAGGATTAGAATAAGATGAGGTATGCCCTGAGAAATATATTTCGCAAGGGACATACCCAAAACAATTACTGATTAGCACCAATGATTGGCACAGCGGTATCGACAACAGTTACACCATAGTCGGTAAATTCTGTACGCTCACCAGTATCAACAGCGAAACGGATTTTTGATGTACCACGAATGGCACCAATCAATAATTCCCATTTATCGCCATGGTCAAGGTCTTTCTCAGACCAGAAGAAAGGCACACCAGACTTATCACTTGCTGCCATTGCTTCCGCAATCGCTTGTCCGCCCAAAATAATTGAACGATCAACAGCGAAAGTAGTACCAAAGCTTGATGGCACGATTAAATCTGATTCAGTTTCACTGTCATGTGAAGCACAATATTTAATTGTGTCACCTGCATAGAAACGAATCGGACGTGGCATTTTTCGGATAATGAATCCGTTCCATAAACCTACATCACCCAAGAAAAGCGGATGTTGTTTTGCCTGACTTGCTCGTGCAAATGCAGATGATTGGAAAGAACGGAAACCTGGTTGAGCAGCAAATTTGTTGTACTGTGCTGGCGATACAAGCCATACACGTAATGGTGAATCTTCCGCAGCAACATCACCTTCAAACTTACAAATAGGTGGTGGTAAAGCAATTTGATCCAGAACAGTTTTCATTGAATCAACTGAATCCATTGTAAATAGATCAGTTGTTGCAATATCAAACTCACCTGCATTGCTTTTAACGCTCTGCACACCAGAACCATCAACAACATAGTGACGGTTTTTAGTTGGTGCTTTAACACGGTTTACCATGATTTCATTGAAGTTTTTATGATTATCTTTAGGAATAACCCATTCAATGTTGTTATGAGAACCACGTGCACCAGCCATATGCACCAGTAATGACTGATCACAATAGCGATCCATCAAGTTCTGAGCGACTGGACGACCAAGTTTGCGCAAATCAGCTGGGCTACGAATCTGTGACATCACATTACCCAAATCAACAGGGAAACGAGCTTGGTTCACACGTAGGCGATCTTCATTCAAAGACATCCCCACACCACGACCTTCAGCATACGCACTACCCATAATTGGATATGCACCGACTGGATTTAGTAAGTGGAATGTCACTTCGTCACCACGCCCTTTTCCTAAGTCCTGAACACGAACAATAGGCATATGGGATGTGGTTTGTTTACGGAGAGTCGCTTCCGCACCTGCTTCGCCCTTAGGCATTTTCCCAGCCAATAGGTTTAAGGTGCTGTTACGATTCATGTGTGTAGCGAACAGACCTACCGCTTGGGTAACTAAATTGGTCTTATCGCCATAACTTGCGTTAGTTTTAGTAGTCATGTTTCAAATACTCTCATCACGTATGTTTAAACACGTCTATTGAGAAATTGCTCCACTTGGTCGGGTGTCCATCCTTGCATTTCCTCTGCAAGTTGCGCTGGCGACATTGCTGCCAAACGCTCATCACGAGAAACACCAGCAGGACTACCAGCAGGCAAATCACTCAGACTGTTCGGTGGTGGTGTTTGAGCCTGACTCACAGCTTTTTGCGCTACTGCCTTTACTGCATCATTGGCAGGTTGAGCAGCTTGTTGACCTGATTGGGTATTCGACTTATACAATCCTAGAAGTTCTACCACCTGAGCAGCTGAACCTTTATCCAGAACTGTTTCATACGCATCTTTCAGAAAACTTGGTTGTGCATTCTTCCAATCATTAAATTCTTTCGATTCAACAATAGATTCTGCATCTGGGTGTGCAGTAAAGATTTCGTTAAAATGGGCTTGCTCTACACTGACCTGCTGTTGTTGCTGAATTGGAGCTAAAGCAGTTTGTAATTGCTGTTGCACCAAAGTTGAAACCTGTGAATTAACAAGTTTCTGAATACCAGCAGCCAAATCTTTCTCGCTAAAATCCCCAAAGATTGCAGGGTCTACACCCTGATCAATCGCCTGTTGTGCGATATTTGCTTGGTTGTCCTGTGTAGTTGGAGCCTGTCCGTTATCTCTACGTTCCTGTGCATCAGCTTGAAGTTGTGCCAACTGTTGTTGAGCTTCATCAAACTTTTGCTTCCATTCCTTTTCACCGTTACGTGCTTCCACTAACTTGTCATAGGGAATGGTGTGTTTTCCGTCTTTAGCTAAGATCACAGCATTTTCAGCATTTAACTGGCTTTCATCGACCTGTTGTTGCTGTTGTGCTTGTTGTGTATCAGCTCTTGCGGAGCTATGCTCCTCATGCGTACCGTCTTGACCTTCAACTTTTGTGGTATTTTCTTCTGTAACTTGGGTAGTTGCTGGCTGACTACCATTTTCCGCATTTGCGGTATCGCCATTTAACGCTTGCTCTAAAAGCTGCGCTGCAAGTTCAGGTGATGCTTTACCACCGTTAGCTTCAATCAACTCATTTTGTTGCTCTGTAATATCCATGTCTGTCCTATCACTTATCGCTGTGACCGCAAAGGCGAATGGCTAGAGTTATCTAGCGTTTAGCTGTTGATTGCTCAACATGAGACAAGTGTCTAGGATTTATATATGATGTCGTTAGCCTTACAGGGGGTAGGATTAATGGCAGAATATTGTGCTCAATGCGCCAAGCAATATGGAATGAGTAATGGGTTTACCAATGAATGTAAACCTAACTATCTAGCAAATGTTATTTGTGAAGGTTGTGGTGTAATTCAGGTGAATCACAAAGGTGAATGTGTGAGCCATGATTGCGACAATGGAAATCATGCCGTTGAATGGAAAATCAAGAAATAAAAAACCAGCATATTGATGCTGGTTTAAAGGGCTCGAATTCGATAGGTTTAAATCAATTCATCTAATAATGCGGTCATTTTGGTTTCAGCTTTTTTGCGTAATTCTGCACTGATTTTATTATTAGACAGTAACTGTGCCACGAGAAAAGCGTTATCACGTTTGGCATTGAGTTGATAACCATTAGAACTAGCACTACCACTGGCACATGCTTGGTTATCATTTGTAGGATCGGTGGATTTAACAGCATCACTATATTTAATTTCTAATTCAGGCAATTCAGAAACTATAGGGCTGTCTTGCAACTTCTCAGCATCCACACCTTGGCTTGCAAAATGTTCTTGGATTTTAATTTGATGGTTTAATTTTTCTTTCAACAAATAACCTTCTAATAACCAAATCTTTTCACGAGCATTGTCATAGGCAATTTTCTTCCCAATTTCAGCATCAAAATTTTCAGGACTTGCACATGCAGACTCACCAGTAACTGTAAATCCATTCTCTAATGTAAGAATACAGAATGTTAATGTCTGTAGTGGAAGCGGTGCATCAAAAACTTCTACACCATTATCACGCTTGCACACGTCACGAGGTAGGATGTATTCAACTGCTTTGATTTTAGAATCAATATGATCGGGCGTTAAACGTGGCGCATTTAAGTTTTTAGATTGAATTTCTTGCTCAATTTGCTGTTCAGTATTTGACATGAACATAATCCTCAATAAAAAGACAGTCGATTTGACTGCCTTAGTATCTGTGAACAATGAAAATTACTCTTGCCTTACAGGGGGCATGTTATCACTGGTTCGTTGAGTCTCAATCCCCTGCATTCCTGTTGAACCTTGCTGTGGTACTGGTGGGTTCATTGGACTTGTATTCTGTTGTACCTCTGCCAGTCCTTCACTGCCTAACTGCGCCCCTTCACCTTCTAAATATGGTGAACGTACATCACGTGCTGCTGTCTGTTCTGCGGTTGGGAAGTTAGGATCATCACCCATCGGGTTGGGACGCTGATAACCTGCACCTTTCATAATCTCGTCAGCAATAGGTGCGATCTGCGGAATCATTGCTACCTGTGAACCTCCTTGCATTGCTGAATATGCAGCTTGCACACCAATTTGTACTGAACGTGCGTCTATTTCCTTAATTTCACTTACTGCTTTACGCTCTTTAAGTTCAAGCTCTCGACGTTTTAGATCAATACCAGCATCGGCAAGTGCTTTATCAACAGCTTCTTTAATTTGTTGTTCCACTTGTTCTGGTGTTGGTGCCTGTGTAGCTTGACGAATAGATTCAATAATATCTTTCTTGAATGGAATGTCAGTCAAGGCCATCACATAAGGCAATACTGCAACTTGAACCTCTTGAGGTAAGGATTTAACAATCTCAGACAAGGCATTAAGTTGTTGTTCTCGGAAAGTGCTGGTACTTGGAACATCATCAAGTACAACTTTCAAGCGTGTACGTTGAACATCATTACTAACATAAGGATAACCATGTTCATCAACCTCAGGTTTATTGATAACAACTGTACGATCCTCACGTACCGCATCACCTTCAATAATGATAGTCTGTTGCTGAGTGCCCATATCCTCAACGATCATTGATAGTAGCATTTCTCCCATGAGGGTACGTCCCTCACGGAAATTATCCATCATCTTCATTAAGGTCTGGTTTGACTGCTCGATCTGTAACTGTTCTTGTTTTCCAGAAGTAGCATTACCTTTTTTACCTTGGAACCCAGAAGTAATATTGCTTACTTGCTCAATAGCAGCACGATTATCACTGATCAGTTGGAAATGTTGCTGTGATAATTCATAGTCACGTTTAACATCAAATCTTGCACCAGGTCTAGCCATGTGTGCTGCATCCAATACAATATCAGCATCAGGACGTGCAACTTGACGACGTAATTGTTCGTCTGTCATAGCCACTGCACCTTTGGTACGTTCAACACGTGTAACACTCATCCCCCAACGTAGCTTTGAGATACCGGAGTTAATACTGTCTTGGCTGTACTTCATGCCACGAACAAAGCCATACGGTATGCCAGTATTATCTTCACGGAACCCAAAAAAAGGTACATAAGGGAAATAATGGTGTGAATATGGCGAAGGACTATCATGTAAAAGGTGTGGTCCAAGCCAATATGAACGACGCAATTTTGATATGGTAGCCTGCTCTACACGTGCAACACCTTGATAAATTGCCAAATCATGAGCCATGTTATTGATGTCATACTCAACGATGCGACCATCACTGAACTTTAAAACTGGTACACGCACCCAACGACGGTACCAAACCTCAGTGACGTTTATCTCTTTAGATGTCGGGTTATACCAGTAGTTTTCACTTATCGTCCATGAACGTGCATCAAGCCAAGCGTTTTGTAAGCCTGTACTTGCTCCACCATCGAGCACATCAGGTTGCTGCCACCATGAACCGCCATAACGACCAACTGTTTGGATTAGCTCCTTGTGTTCAGGGAAAGCACTCATCAATCGTTTAGGATGAACCCAGCGTGTACGGCGTAACCAGCGTGCATCAGATAAGTCTGGTTCTGTAGACTTCATATCCCAATGAATCTCATTACGATGAACTACAACACAACGATAAGGATATTTAAATGGGTCTTGCTCACGCTTTACCTCAACCCATCCTAAACCACATGAAATTTGAGGACGAAAAGCATCACTACATGCTTTATCAGCTTTAGATAAACGTTCAGCTTGATTTAATTTGTAGTTCAAGGCATCGGCAACATCATCACCGCCAGTTTCACCATTGGCTTTTACACGCCAATCAGTACGAGTCTGTAGCTCATAACCCATAATCGACAATAAAGCTGGACTAATTCTGTCCTCTACAGCAGGTGGAATACCGATCTGTTGCATACGGTTAAGCAAATCTGTATCTAATTGATTGCCATCTGCATAATCCATCTCTTTATCTGCGATGTGACGCCAATGAGGTTGTTCCTCAATTTCGTGCATGATCTCCGTTAATTCTTCCAGACTGAGCGTATCATCATCGCTAATCTGCTCACTTGTAGCTGCATCTTCTTGAGTAAACATAGCTTTTCCTTATAAACGCCAATCTGTCGGAGGTGCTTCGACATAACCATGTGGATTTTGATGTGTTGTACCTTGATTCATGCCAGTAAGACTAGCCGTATAGACGTAATCACCAAGCAACCCTGCATCTTTAGCCTGTGCCCACTGTCTAAGTGCATCTGCACCTTCTGAGCAACCATTGGATTTATCAGGCTGATCAATAAACATATTGGCTTGTTGGTTAAACTTTTTCTTATAGCCTTCAATACGTTCGATACCCAATTTGCATCGTTCTTCATCAAACCAAGCATTCTTTAAATGTCTACGAGTCTGTTGAATACCAGTTGTGAGTAACGTAATACGTGGAATGACCACAAAATTATGACCAGGTAATAATTCCTCAAGCATTTCTAATACTGACTTGTTGTAATCGCCAAGCCTTTGATGTGCTGCATCGTGCGGTAAATAATGAGTATGATAGATATAAGGTTTATCTTTAATCAGTTTCACGTAATGACGTAAATCTTGAAAATGATCTTCTTCATAATCAATAAAGCGATCTTGCTGATTCATCATTTGATGAAACCAAATTGCACAACCATCATGGTTGCCAATATCCCAAAACGTACACGTAGGTACATCTAAAACTTCAATTTGAGCAATACCACTACGTTTACGCAACTCAAGCATATCTTTTGCGTAGTAGTTCCCTTCTGTACTGACCTGAAATGCTTCATCAGGAAATGAGGGATACTCTTGCCACATCAAAGCTTGATCACCAGATAGATCATTATCACGTGTCGATACATACCAAGCACGTTGATCAGGATCAATTTTGATCTTCTTGCCTAAGTTTCTGGATACAACAATTTCAATGTGATCAAAAATATTATGATCTTTTTTAGAAATAATGACTTCAGTTGAATCAATACGGTACTTAGGTTCTTCCCACCAACCATAAAAATGCAATCTAAAGTCTTTTGGCGTAAGTTTTTTACGTGATGCAAAGTTCTTCTGTGCAATCTGAACCTTATCAAAGAAGTCACCACCACGACCTTCAGCAGTAGATTCAATAACACAGATCCCTGTTGTTGGAACTGCTGGTAATGAACCTGTACGAACCTCTTTCGCTTTACCAGGCGATTGAGCGCAAATTTTACCGTATTCAGAAATAAGTAAACGGTGCATGGTACCGCCACGGAATGATGTGGCCACTGAAATTTTAGAACCATTATGGGCGAATTCCATCTCAGTTCCATTATTCGTTTTGAGTGGAAAGCGCTCTAATATTTCAGGCGGTAAGTTATCGTAGGCAAATTTAATCTTGTCGCTAAAAATATCACCTACAGTTTCAAGGTTCTGTGCAATAACACCGCAATGCTGATTGGCATTAAACAAGGCATGATCAAGCCACAATATACAGATCAATGTGGTGAAACCTAACTGCCGTGCCTTTAAAATAATATTGCGGTACCACAACCGATTTAAGAATTTCTTCTGTGCATCATTAGGCTGGAACGGTAATTCAAATGTTGGAGCTTCTTCTACTTGCCCTAACTCATTTACAAAGTCATCACCTTTAATTTTGATCTTATATAAACAGCCACTAAAAATACGCCAAACAGGGTCTGCCAAGCAGCGTTCAAGCTCCTCGGCATTTGTCGGTAGTGGCTGTAAGTTAGTGTTATAAATCAATTTTTACTCCATTTTGCACAACATTGGTGCATTTTTGAAGCGTGTACGTGAATGAAATTGTTTTGGTGTGGGTGATTAGTCGTTCCATTCACGTACATGCACTAATATTCAGGATCATCGGCAATTGGCTTAAACGCAGAACTATTTCCGGTGCTCACTCGTTCAAGTAATGCAGTCAGTGCATCGACAGGTTTATTGTTCTCATCATCAAGTCCAAACGCTTGACGTTCTAAAGCAATCAATGTTTTGAGTGTGTCGCTTAAATCTTTCATAGACTTCACACGACCAGGCATTGAGATGATCTTCATGTAAAGGTCATTTACTTTGTCATTGCCTTTATCATCAGGTGACCACATAAGCTCACCCAACATTTCCAGCAATTTGACATTCTCTTGACCGACCATCATTTCAAGCTCATCAAAAAGACTCATAGCAATCTTGCGTGAACGTTGAATATCCTTACGATGTGCTAATCGGACTGATGCTACTTCATTGGCATTTGCATCAATAGTGTCTTTTTCTGAAATAGTCGTTTTCGTGCGCACACTGCTGCGCACACTCTCCTTGCGCACAATGTCATCTGCTTTAGCTTTGATTTTTTCAGATAGATCACGAACCCATTCGTATTGCTTTGCTCTACGTCTAATGCCTGATTCTGCAATATCATGCTCACCTGCAATTTGACGTAGAGACTTAATACCTGCTCGATAATCGAGTTCGATCTTTTCCCAATCAATTACTTTTTTTTCAGCCATGACCACCAAACCTCATATTGGTTTAATGATCATGTATATATGTGGGGGAGGTCTAACCTTAGAGGGGGGTGAAGCCGTTTTGATAAATTACAACAGCTCTCCTTGCTTGCCTATATCCAATAAATCCCCTACTTGCTTCGATAATTTACGTACTTGACCTGAAACTTCACTCTGAAGTATTGCCATATGATGACCCATTTCAATATTTGCATATTGCATTGCTTCAGCAACCATGAGATTGCCAAGGTTACGTGCTTCACGTGGCGTTAATGTCAAAATCTGATCATCACCAATTTCAATTTTAACGGTACCATCAGGTAAAACCATCTTGGACATAATACGAGATGGGCGATGTTTAGGGGTTGGAATGAATACACCACGCTGTACACGGATAATCTGGCCACTATCGACAAGATGGCTTAAACGATCATCAACGATAGATAATTTGAAGCCTGTCAATTGTGACAAAGTTTCTCTAGTAACGATCTGCTCTTGATTATGTAAATCCTCAATGGCTTCAAGGATTGTTTCAGCGTTAGACTTCATTGTCATACTCCCCTAAATCGTTCTTAAACTTCAACTACGTCAATATTGTGAATTAATTTCATCAATTTACGTTTGATGATGTAATCCGCAGTTTTATGACCTTTGGCATCTTCACAGATAAACTGATCATCTTTGGTCCAATAAACAAAGTCTGCTATGTAATCTGTGCCACGTACTTTCTCACCACAAATTTTCTGTGCCGGTATCAGGTTGTATCGAACCTGGGTCTGTAAATCCTTGATCTCACCTGCACGTTGTAAGACCTTTAAATCATTTAAACGACGATATTCATGCTGTGAATCAGCAACTTTTTCACCATCAACAACAACTTTATGATTCCCATACTTTGGCTGTTTAGGCTTGTTGTCACGTTGATGGACCAGTCTCTTAATTTGAGATTGTGATAGACAATTTGTCATGCAAGTTCCCCTGTTTTCTTACTCCAACTGTGATAAACACGTTTGTTATTCTGTTCGCCAAAACCACAAATTAAACATGCAATGTCAAATCCATGTGGACAATGTTTCTTATTGAGCATCGCTTGAATGTTTCGTTGCTGTCTGTGTTGTTGTATGGTTCTCTGCTTCATTTTTCGCTTCATTGGTTGATCACCCTAGCATCATTCCAATTGCACTCCACTACGGTTAAACCATCGTGCTGGAAACGTGACCACAACCGATCCCCTAAATCGTCTTTTAATTTTTTTAATGTGAAATTTGAAATCAACATGGTTGGTTTTTTACTGTCGTATCGCTTGGTTAAAACCTTATGCACAAGCTCTGTACGTTTTTCACGATCATGTAATCCATATTCGTCAATAATCAATAAATCATATTGAGCAAATTCATAAATTACGGCTTCTTCGGATTGATCTTTTGAATCTCTATCCCAAGCATTCATAATTCGTTGTGCAATTTCTTCGCTTGTGATGTAACGAGCTTTAAGCCCTTTTTTCAAAAGATTTTTTGCAGTTGCACATGCAAGATGTGTCTTACCTGTCCCTGTAGAGCCAACCATGATGAAGTTAGAACATTGTTTTTCAGAAATACGTTGTGCGTAGTTCGCGCATTGATTCAATGCATTGGCTTGACCCTGTGTACGAGTTTGATAATTTGAAAATGCTGAATATGCATGACGATCTGGAAGCATTGCACCTGCAATATGCTTTTCAAAAACCGCTTTATTTGTCTCAGCTTGTTGTTTGGATTTTTCAGCTGCTAGAAATTCATTTGCACACATAGGACAAATCAAGTTACCACCAGCTAAGATTTTTTGAGTTTTGTGCAAGCTACAAACTTCATTCGATTTAACAAAACCATTCAGTTGAAAATGTGCGTTCATTCCATGCCCTCAGGTAATTCGACTGTGCCGTAAAATGGCTGGTCGTTCATGGGTTGATCTTTCCAGGCATCATTGACGTTCAACCCTTTTGATCGAGTAGTGCTCTGTTTTGTTTTAACGTTGGGTTTTTCAGGTGGTGTCAATGGTGTTTGCTGTCGTCGTTCAACCCATTGAACAAGTTTTCCAAGAACTTGGTTTTTAACCATCTGGTTTCTATGGCCATACTCGTCCTGTAGATCTTGCTGAAGCCTACTCAAATCCTCTTGCGTAATTTCTTTGAGTCCACGGAGCTTGATTCGTGTATTCACAGTGTCTAAATCAAATAAAAAACGATCATCGCCTTTCGAATTTTCATCGTGCAAATTTTGCTCGTGCGTTATAGAGATATTATTAATAGATGAAGGTGACGATGACGGGCATTCCTCAAGCATACTTTTAGCATCATCTAAGCATTGCTTATGCATTGCTTGAGGATATGCATTAGCATTGCTAAGGTCATGCTTGTTAGATGCATTAGTATTGCTAGAGTTGTGCTCTGTATTTACATTGTCTTGAGATTTATTCCAACGTGCTTCGGCTGCTTTCTTTGCACGTTCAGCTTTTGCGGTCTTATTACTTTCAGCTTGGGTTTTCAAATTATCTAAATATTCAGAACGAATTTCTTCATCATAAACATTCAATAAATTTGCACGAATAAGTACATCTTTTAATGCTTTTGCTTTTGATAAAGAAAGACGAGTAATGCTTGCAATAATATTGTTATCATTTGGAATGGCTCCATTACGCCAGTAATCCATTAACACCAAAAATGACGCACCGATTTGCTCGGTGGTCATTCGTGTAGTTTTAGCCAGCATGTCGCCAATATAGACAGGCATCCAAATATCAACTTCTTGATTACTCATACCACCTCACCACAAATCTTCACTACATAGCCCCATACGTGAAAATTTCTTTTCACCCAAAGCTATTAGCTCTAAGTCATTTCCTGTCCATTCTTGTTGGCCACATTCGATAGCGTGTAAAGCTGCTTGTGGGCGTGTATAGAACTTTCCTTGCTCACAATAAAAACCTTGGTGTAATGATTTACCCCATTGGTTTTGAATATCTGGTACCAAACCAAGTGACAAAATAATATTGATACAATCTGCATGGCGATTAGGTTTTGGTAGAGCAACCATAAGCTCACCTGCTTTAACAGCAACTCCGATAATCATGCTGCCACCCCTAACCCATTACCAGTAAGGGAGATCTGCACGGCTTTAAATTCGCGCTGACATGCCATGTTCTTGAATGCAGAAAAGCAAGTCACAATGTATGGCTGCTTTACAATTTTGAATCCCGGTCCCGCAACTTCATGTAAATATTCATCCATTAACTTGTTGGCACCTTTCCAGCGAGTTTTGACACCACATTCAACGATGTAAATCGGCTCTTGATCTTCTTCACAACCATTCAAAAACTGTCCATATGTCATGCGTTCAGGTACAGCTATTTCAAAATCGAGCTGTATAGATCGGCCATCTGGATGATCTGCGTATATGTCACAACTGATATGGAAGCTTTGCTCCTCGTCGATTAAATCCTTACGCATGGCAATCACAAGCGTACCCTTGGTCAAAGTTAGCAAATGGGCTAACTCAGGCGCTTGATCCTCAGATTTCCCATTTGTTAATTGCCAAAGTTCGAGAATGCGATTTTCTTCAATCGCTTCACCAATAAGCTGAAACTTGCGTACAGGATTTAAAGCAGGTTTATTGGGGTTGTATTTTTTATTGCGTTTCTTAATCACGCCACACCCCCTAATCGAATTAAGGCAGCCCCAAAGAGCATGAAAATGAACAGCAAAGTTTTGTGGAGTTCTTTCATGCTGCCACCTTCTTTTCATGACTTGAACGAACTTTATTCACACCTTTTACATGATGTGGTCTATAAACACGGTCATAGCAGCCTTTACATGCTGATTCTGGTCGAAATGTAATGGTTCCATCCTTTAACTTTGATTTAATCATGAACCAAAACTCTGAATCTGTAGGCCAGTATTCATCACAGTGCTTACAAAGTTTTTCTTTACCTAGTTCAGTAAAGATATACATAGGTTTTTTAGCTTCATTTGATTTCATGCTGCTACTCCCTTATGTTTCTTCACATGCTGTGCCCAGCCTTTACATGGTTTCATGCGCTTACGATCTGTAGCAGACGGACTATGCAAATTTTCAATATCTTTATGGCAATAAAAAACTGCATCCGACTCCAAGGCATGAGCCAAGTCTGATTGAGTTGAAAGACAATGATTTGCTAAAGTACCGCAGCGATAAGCACACGATTCACATAGAACATCTTGATTAGGTGCTTTTTGCGCCAAGATCAGCCCATTTAAAGCAGCATGAAAACTAGGTGAAATAAGCTTATCTATTGCGTATGGGTGCATATCGCCAGTGGTGACGAGATGTAAATACAATGTTTCATCACATGATTGGGCATAATTCACAGCAACATTTAAAACATTGCCAAGTAAATTAAGTAATTCATCATGTGATTTTGCTGAAAACTTATCCTTGATTGCCTGTAAGCGTTCAACTTCAGGCAATTGGATAATGTCAGTTAGGGCGAGAATTGAGGTGTTATCAATCATGATGTCACCTTCTTGATTTGTTCATTCATGCAAATTGAATAAACTTTTTTGCACTGATCAACATCAAACATCCCAATATGGCAGTCATTTGGATGAATATTCATTACTTCAGCCAAAGCTTTATAGGCTTCCTTGCGCTTCATGTGTCCATCACGCCATAACGGATCAAACACTCGATGTGCTATAGACTTCCATTTTCTAAGTTCAGCATTTGCCAATCGACCAAGTGAGTTTTTAGTACCAGGGTGACAACCAACATAGGCATCACAAGGCACACATTGGTAGAACCATTTATGTGACAGGTCAGGTCTATGAGGGTAAATGGCTGTGCCATCTACTCCTTCAGACTCTTTATTGCAGTATGGACAGATTGGATTTGTCATGCCACTTCTCCCTGCACTTCACCCAAAACTGCTTGAATCTGTTCAGCAACCCAGCCAAAAGGACAGTAATAGTTGTCTGGATTGTTGATAATTTCAAAAACCTTAAAAACTTTTTCGGATAATTCATCAAAGCGTTCAGTTTGAGAATTTAGACTGTTCTCACAACTTTCAAGATGCTTGTATGCTTGATTTCGTGATTTATCCAGCTCTACCTGCATCGCTACATTTTCAGCTTTCAATCGCTCAACAGTAGAGTTCAAACGAGTAACTTCCGTTTGCAGTAGCTCAACATGCTTTTTCTGCTCGATATAGCAGGACTCCATGCGGCTTAGGGCATCTTGTTTGATAGACAAAGGACTTTGACTCTCATTTTTCCGCGAATCAGATAGACAAAGCGGTGAAATGTGGTTTTCGATATGAGCGTCATCGCCCATAATAAAATCCGAACTATTTGAAATTTCCGAATTACCAGGTATCAAACAGTGATTGCACTGCTCTGTTTTAAACTCTGGACATTTGCCAGCGCACTTATGTTCTGTTAAATTACTCATGTTCATTTTCCTGAATGATTATGAATTGCTGTACTAGAAGCTCGACCTGCAACGTCGGGCTTTTTTAATGCCTGCCAAAAACTTTTTAAATTTCTGCATACATTCTTGAATACACTGGTAGACGTTGTATTCTTTGATTTTTCTATGTGCTCAGATGATGATTGACCTGTCTCCAGTTCGATCTTTTTATCTATGGCATCTCTTAACCATTTAGCACGATCACTCCCTTGGTTTTCAGCCAAAGTATCAATGATCTCTTGGACTTCCATCGGTACACGTGTTGACATGGGTGCCAACAGTTTTTTGCTGAATACAAACATTATTTTTGTTTCCATAAGATTTCCTCATTTTCATGTGGTCTTTGTTCTAGATTGGCGAACATATTTCCAGTTAATGTCTGGACGTAATTCTTCAGCTTTGACTTGACCTTTAGTAAATTTTTCAATGTCCTCACATCGGTCTTCTGGAATTTTTTCAATATTCCATTTTGAAACTGCCCAGGGAGTTAAACCGATACCTCTTGCAAGGGCAGCTGAGGAACCTGCAAATCGCACAGCTTTATCAAAAGCCTCATGTGGGGATAACATAATGACACCGTCAAAACTACTTAAAGTAGAACATAATATACTACCTAAAATAGAATTGGTGCAACTAGAATTTGATAGTAAACTTCTACCGATGGTAGAAATTGAGCCAAAAAAAGTGAAAGATGCTAAACACATAGAGTTTGCAAATAGGTTGAAGCAATTGATGGAAGCTGTTGGCTCTCCAATAACATCAGTTAATCAACTCAAAGATGCTATTAACGTTACTTATGAAATGGCACGACGCTATACATTGGGCACAGCTAAGCCCCGTGAAGAAAAACTGAAAGAGCTAGCAGATATATTTTCTGTAGATATTGGTTATTTAGACCATGGTTCAACTCTTGATAACAATGTTGTACCTATAACTTCAAAATTAATTCCTGTTTTATCTTGGGTTCAGGCTGGATCAATGACATCAGTAGAGTCTATTAATCCCTTAGAAATTTCTGAATGGTTGCCACCGTTAAGTACTGATGATCCTGATGGTTGTTTTTATTTAAAAGTGGTTGGGATTAGTAATTATCCTACCTATATGGAAGGTGATTTTATTTTAGTAAATCCTGCATTTCAGGTATGTGATTTGATTTCAGGGGATTTAATTGTTATCAGAAATAATACGGATGCAACTTTTAAAAAATTAGTCATTGAGAGTGATGATCGTAAATATTTACAAGCACTTAATCCAAACTTTCAACCCAACATTATTGAATTTGAAGAGGGTATGGAATTAGTGGGATTAGTGATAGATGCCTTTAGACCTCTTGGTGGTTCAAGACCAAAAAGAGTTAGAAAAAGTTAATAGTTGAGAATAAAAATGTACTGCAATCAATGTGGTCAACCAAATAGTAATGATGCTAAATTTTGTAGTGGATGTGGTATTAGATTATTGAATACACCAACCCAATCAGAATTACCACAACAAAATACAAAACTCAGCCCTCTTAGGCATTTATGGTTAATGTTTTTATTTGTAATATCAGTCATCATGATTATTGGTGTATTTCCTTATCAGGTGATTACTGGGAATTTTAAATTAACTTATATTTTCACATTGTGCTTATGGTTCTGGGTTTTATCGTACACATATCCACAAATATTTCCTAAAAAACTAAAAACAAAATTAAATCAAGCATTTAATGCATTAGATGAGGCAGAATTATGGTTCAATAAGCAGGATATTAGAACATCATCCATATCCTTTAATGCTTATGATGACCCATACTTACTAAAGAATATAGGGGCAACTCTGTTAGTTGGTATTGGTGAAAACTCCAATGGTGAATATGTTGGTTTTGCTGCTGAAGTAAAACAAGGTTATGGGGTCTTATCGAGCCTTATTATTGAACCTCATGGCATAGCATCACAAGACAAAAAAGCTGCTCACGTTGCAAGAATGGATGGAAAATATATGATAGACGTACTAAATCAAATGGCTATACAACATAGAATTAAGTATCCTCAATAAATAATAGAAAATATTTCAAAATCCATTCACCCACTTTAGTGGGTTTTATTTTGCCCCAAGAAAAATAAGCTACTTTAAGTAGAATTATTTTTCTATTTTCTATTGACAATTTTTCTACTTAAAGTAGTATTTATTTCACCAACAACAAATCTACTTGGTGAATTTTATGTCTACCAAACCAACCAACGCACAGCAATTTGTTGCTGACTTAGGTGCAGGAACCTTTGCTAACCAACTCGGTGCAGCTATCAGCATGGTTTCTCAAGGTGCTGTTCAGCACAACAAAAAAGGGCAAATCAAAATCACACTTGATATTGCTCGTATCGGTGATTCAAGCCAGGTCGAAATTGCACACACACTCGCTTTTGTTGAACCAACAGCAAAAGGTAAACGTGCAGAGGACACCACCTCAAAAACTCCAATGCATTTGAATGCCGGTGGTGATGTCACGTTGTTCGCTAACCATACAAGCCAATTATTCACCGAAGACGCTTAAACAGCCCCCTTCTCATTACAACAATTTTACCAACCATCCATAAGGTACTGAAAATGGAAAACTCTGCTAAAGAAATCGTTGAACTTGCGTTACCTGTAAATGATTTATCTCGTGGTGAACTTGTTGCCATTCATGAAAACTTCAATATTCATGATTTAGAACAATTTCAAGCTGGTCGTAACCGTGCACGTGGTGTTTTAAAAACCCCATCTTTTGATGATTTCAAAAGTTATGTTTTAGGTAATACACAGTCTGAAAATTCTGTTCCTGAAGTAAAAGTTTATGCCCCTGTATTTGTTGACCACAAAAATGTATCCGCAACGGCAATTTTAAACTTCAAAGTTGTTGGATTGGCTCAAGGTCATTGTGATCATAAAGCAGTGTTACAGCTTGAACCAACTGTAGTTTGGGAAAAGCTCAATCAGCTTAAAGATAACAAACTTAATCAAAAGCGTTTTGCAACATTACTTGAAGATTGGGCAAGTGTATTCGCTGCAACAAGTGAAACTGGTGAAACGATCCATATTGCGGAAGCAATTAATGCAGTTCGCAACATGAAAGTTGGCGCATCTTCAACTACTGACTCGTCAGTATCAAACATGCAAGAAACTCGCTCAGTCTTTGACAAAGTTGAAGCTTCAAGCACAGCAGGGAAATTACCAAGTTATTTTGAAATCATTGATCCAGCTTATGTCGGTCTTGATGACAAAACTATTCGCTTGCGTCTTGTAGTAAATAGCTCAGATGGTGAGCCATCGTTTGCATTGCAAATCGTTAAAGAAGAACTCTTGCGTAATGAAATTGTTCAAGAATTCAAGGAAAAAGTGATTGCCTTGCTTCCTGAAAACCCTGTCCGTATTGGTACCTTTTCCGCTTAAAACTAAAAATTAAGCAATAAAAAGCCCCGAAATTTTGATCGAGGACGGGGCTTCTTTAAGTGGTATAGCAATCGCTATAAGGAGATTATGAACATGGTTTCATTAAATTTCAAATCAATTTTGTTGGGTTTTGGTGGTGCAGTAGCGATGACAGCAGTTTTAGCGTCTGTGCAAATGTATCAACCAACTACGTTCTCCGTTGAAGAGCACCCACCAATTACTGTGGCATCAGACATCTACAAGGTGGATGAGCTCGATTTAGGCCCATACAACGACTGTCAACATGACTGTCATGCAACCTTATTAACAGCAAATGACCAGTATTACATCGAAGTGAATTTTGACTATTCAGGTTTCGATGACGGTAACGGCTTTAATCGCGCTGAAGGCATTCAGATTGATCGCTTAGAACCTGAATTGGTCGGTGATGAAGATGGCGAAACCAATGCATATCTTGATCGTTATGAACTCGGAAAAATCAATGATGCCATTGAAGACTCTATAGCTGTGAAATTACAGAAATTGAGAGGTTAATATGCTTGATTTAATTGAAATTAAAACAGCTTCTAGTGAACCAACTGATCACTCTAAAAGCCTTCAAGCTGATGTATACCGAGCTTTGTTTGGTGAGCCTGTCAAATACAACGAATTTGAATTCGATGTTGGAAATAAAACTGTTATTTGCCTAATGCATGGCTTTCCCTGGCATGTGGTTTCTAAAGATGAACCATTTGATCAGCATAACGGTGAATTTTGGGGTTGGAACCCACTCAAAGTCAAAAGTTCTGGTCGGTTTGGTGGTGGATGGGCTTTCAAATTTGGCATCACTTCAAATGAAAATTTTCGTGAATTAGTTATTGACGTGGGAATTGGTTCAATTCGTTTGGAAATCATGAATTCACGTAGAGGATTTAGAGCATGAGTTATACAACTGTTTTAGCTGTTCACCCAGGCGAAAAAGTCGAGGAACTATTTGAACTTGGTAATGCTTGGGGCTCAGCACCAGTAATTTGGGATGCCATGGCTCAAAAGTATCTGGATAAACCACATTTTATGGCTGCTACTTTTGAAGATAGTGGTGAAAAACTTTGGGCTCTGTGTCGTGATGAATCTGTTCCATTGGTTCATCGTACTCTCCATTTAATGACAATGGACCGAATGTACATTGAGAAAAAAGATTTCAAACATGCAGCACAAGATATACGTGCATTTTTAAATGATTTTCCTCAGCCTGAAGACCACATTAATCATTGGCCAGCAATTGCAGACTATTTAGATACTGATCCAGATGTACCAGCGATTGGATTTCATATGACTTCTGTTTCTGACAACCCATTTCATGGTGATTGGGATGAAGAAAATGAGGATTACGGTTCTCTAAATTGGGCTACTTGCCAAAGTGTTTATGAAAGTATCAAAGGGAGTGTTGAAGCATGAATACACAAGTTAATCGTGACCAATTTCTTGCAGGTCGTAAAAAAGGTATCGGTGGTTCAGATGTTGCTGCAATCCTTGGTTTTAGTCCGTACAAATCACCTTACCAATTATGGTTAGACAAAACAGGTCGTGGCGAACGTAAAGAATCACAAAATGAGTCTGCCCATTTCGGCAACTTGCTTGAAGATGTTGTTGCCAAAGAATTTTCACGTCGCTCAGGTATGAAAGTTCAGCGTGTTACACAGCAACTATCACTTGCAGAATTTGGTGAAACTTGGGCTATTGGGAACATTGACCGTGCCGTTGTGAATCCTGAAATTGCAGGTCGTGTTTTCTTTAAAGATGGAAAATTAACAACAGACCAAGGTTTGGAATGTAAAACAGCTTCGGAATATTTGTCCAAGCTATTTGGTGAAGAAGGTACAGATCAGATTCCAGATTATTACCTTACTCAATGTCTTTGGTACATGAAACTTACAGGCTTCCAAGTATGGCACCTTGCCGTTCTCATTGGTGGCAATAAGTTCCGCATGTATCGCATTGAACGTGATGACGATTTAATTGAATCAATCTTTAAACAAGTTAAAGCATTTTGGTTCAACCATGTCATTGCTGATGTGCCACCCGATCCTACTTGTTTTGATGATGTTTTACATCGTTGGTCAAATCATGTTGTAGGTAAACAAGTCGAAGCTGATTTTGAACATATCAAGCTGGCTGAAGAACTTATCACTGTTCAAGGTCGCCAAAAAGCGGACAAGGCTCGTGAAGATGAAATCAAGTTAAAGATCGTCTCCACGATGCAGGATGCGGAAATGATGATTAGCCAAGGCAAGTCCATCTGTACCTACAAAGAACAATCCTCTACTCGTATCGACAGTACGCTGTTGAAAAAAGAAGAACCTGATTTATTTGCGAAATATAGCAAAACCTCCAGTACCCGAGTTTTCCGTATTTCAAACAAATTTAAAGAAACAGTTTAAGGAATTTTATTATGAATACAGCACTAGCAACCCATAAAACAAATCAAGTAGGTTTCTCAGCATTCGATTTAATGATGGATGAAACGGTAATGGCTCGTTTTGAGCGTACCGCTGAAATCATGGCAGGTTCTCGTATGACCGTGCCAAAACATTTACAAGGTAATGTTGGCGATTGTATGGCAATCATTATGCAAGCTGCTCAATGGCAAATGAATCCTTATGCAGTCGCTCAAAAAACCCACATGGTAAATAATGTTTTAGGTTATGAAGCACAGCTTGTAAATGCTGTTATTACCTCACGTGCGCCAGTAAAAGAACGCTTACATTTTGAATGGTATGGTGATTGGTCGAAAGTAAATGGTAAGGATGATAAATCCCCTACTCTTGGTGTTCGAGTATCTGCAACATTACGAGGTGAGAACGCACCACGTGTCATTGATATTTCTATGGCACAAGTAGGACCAGTTCGTAACTCACCGCTATGGGGTACTGATCCACGTCAACAAATTGCATATTTAGCAACTAAACGTTGGGCACGCCTATATTGTCCAGATGTAATTCTTGGTGTTTATACCCCTGATGAAGTCATTGAACGTGAAGAACTTGATGTTACCCCTGTTCAATCAACAGTAAAAAAACATCAAGGTGCGAGTGGGCTTAAAGCTCAAATGGCTGAACGTGAAACAGCCGTAGAAGTCGAAATTATTGATATGGCTCCTAACTTTGATGTTCAAGGACTCATTAACCAAATTAATGCTCTAAGCACAATTGAGGAATTAAAAGCTTTAGCTAAAACAATTCCTGCCGATCTTGGCGAACCTGCAAAAACAGATATTTCTACTGCGTATGCCAACCGTAAAAATTATGTGCAATTACTCGTTGATTTGGATAGTGCCGATACCATCGAATTAATCAACTCAATTATGGCTGAACGTTTTGAACCAAATACAAGTTCAATGAGTGATGAACAAATTGATGAAGTTAGCGCACTATTTGAACGTAAATCAGCAGAACTTACACCTTAACTAATGGCATGTGGTGCCCTCATATATGAGGGTACCAATAGTGAGATAGAAATATGAATCCAACTATTGAACAACAACATGCCATTGATATGGCATTACACGGTCAATCTTGTAAAGTTACCGCATACGCTGGGGCTGGTAAGACCTCCACCCTTAAATTAATCGGCAATGCAAAGCATCACCAACATGGCATGTACTTGGCATTTAACAAAGCCATTGCAACAGAAGCACAGTCTAAATTTAACCACAATGTTAAGTGCAAAACCTTTCACAGCCTAGCTTATAACTCTGTTCCACGCTGGCTGACGAATAAATTAAAAAATCGTCGCTTGATGTCAAACCAATTGGCATCTCGCCATGATCTTGAGAATTATCAAGTACCAGTGGCATTGGTTAAACAACGTGGTGAAGATGATCAGAAACGTTTATTTAATTCAAAACGTATGGCCACATCTATGATGAATGCGGTTGGATATTTCTGCCGATCTAATTACAGCGAAATTCAATTATCACAAGTCTATGCTGCACTGCCAGATTGGATGGATGATACATACCGTGCTGAATTGGCAAATATCCTTTTACCTAAGGCACATGATTATTGGAACGATATTCTTAATCCTGCTGGTATCAACCGTTTGGAACATGATCATTATCTTAAATATTGGGCATTAAGTAATCCTGTAATTAATGCTGACTTTATTTTATTTGATGAAGCACAAGATGCTGATCCAATCATGTTGAATGTCTTGAGTAAGCAACGTGCTCAGGTCATTTATGTTGGTGACCGTCACCAGCAAATCTATGCATTTCGTGGTGCTGTAAATGCAATGCAATCCCTCGATATTGCTGAAACACGTTTGAGTCAATCATTCCGTTTTGGCGAAAACATTGCTGATCTTGCCAATAAAATTTTATTCAATGTTTTGGATGAAGAAATTCCATTGCGTGGTTTTAATCAGATAGATTCCCATGTTAATGAAATTAGCGATGAAATTGCCGACGCATTTATTTATCGAACCAATGCTGCTGCCCTCTCTAATATGGTTGAGTTAGTAAAAATTGGACGTGAACCACGTTTGGAAGTTGATACAGGTTCTTTATTAAAAAATATTGAAGATGCCAAAAAAGTTAAGTCTGGAATAAAAGTCCATGATGGAAGTGTATTCGAAGGCTTTAACAATTGGGAAGAAGTCATTGAATATACAAATGAAGTCTCTGGAAATGACTTAAAAGCACTTGTTAGCCTTATAAACAAAGTGGGTGAAGAAGCTTTAATCAGCTCATTACTAAAAAGTAATTCCAGTGATTATGACTGCATTGTTACCACAGCTCATAAATCCAAAGGACTGGAGTTCAACAAGGTCAAACTTGGTGGTGATTTCTTTTATAAAGAAGCTGCTGCACCTGGTGAAAAAATCCTAACCGAAGATGAAGCTCGACTTTTATATGTTGCTGCTACTCGAGCTAAAAAGCAGTTAGATATTTCTGCATTGAATCCACTATTTAAAAAAATTGGATATAACACCCAAGCTGAGGTAAATGCCTTATGCGTCCAGTAGTTAAACAGAAAAACTTCTTAGGCTTAAAAATCTGGTTAGAAAAACTGGGGTATGAAGTGAAGCAGTTAGATGGTGGTTTTGTGGCACGAGCAAAAAGTCGAGAAGCACAACGAGCATATAAAAAATCACATCATTATGTGCGTGTTGGCTCAGACCTTTCAGGGAATCAAGCAGCCTATGAGCTTGGGGCTGAATTTGAAAACCATCTTCGTGCACCTGAACAGACTTGCACAGCAAAAGCAGAAAAGGAAATTCTGCATATTGTTAAAGGTGAAGCACATGGCGTGGGTTATTTGGTGGCTTGAAATTATGTTGGTAGTAAACGGATTTTTATTTATTAACTTTGAATTATGGTGGCTGTGATGAAAAAAATTATCACTAAAACTTCAGAAGCTGCACTTAATGATATTCAAAGTGCAATCTCTGAATTAAGAAATTGTCAGGATGAAATCAGAAAGGGACTGACTGCTCAAGTTTATGTGGATTTGGCAAATAAAAAACTGTCAAATGCAATTAAACATATGCTTGATGCTGAAAGCTGGGTTGATGCAATCAAAGATTCACAGGAGCAAAGTCATGACTGAAAAACCACCTCTAGAGACACAAGACTGCCCTGTTCAAATGCCTGTATCTTATTTTGGTGCTACCTATCAAGACTCCCAATGTATTGATGGCTATTTATGGGATTTAGATAGTGGTGATGGTGAATATCTAACAAGTGGTGGCGATATTCCTTGCCCATTCTGTAATCCAATTGATCATCTTCAATACCAATTAAATGATGATCAGGATAAAGTGATTTGCTCTGTGTGCCGATCTGATTTGAGTCAACTAAATTGGGCAGAAACAAGCAAGCCATCTGTAAAACTTTATGGATTTTGTTCTAAGTGTGAATGCAACCAATGGGCTGACATTGACGAAGCACAGGAGAAAGACTAATGGGAGTAGCTATCAATCGAAATGACCAAATCGATACTTCAATGATGTTGATTCTGCGTTATAAAAGACCTGTTGTTGCCTTAAAAGATATTGTGGAAGATTACATGCCACATTTAGATATGGCAGCTGCAAAACAACGAGCGGCTAAATGTAAACTACCTTTCCCAGCATTTAAGGTGGATGGTAATAAATCTGAATACTTTGTAAACTTAACGGATGTTGCAGTTTGGTTAGATTCACTGCAAAAAGAGTCTCAAAGAAATTGGAGTGAGGTGAATTGATTTCACCTCCTTTTTTTACGCCAATTCTACGCCATACGCCACGTAAAAAATACTAAGATATTGATTTTAAATCATAATTATAAATAGTCTAACCCACCTGCCATAGGCGCTACGATCAAATTGTTTGACAGTTGGTAGGGACCAATATACATATATATTCTTAACTTTTGCGATATTGTCAGTATACTGCATCTACCTTTTCAGCTCACCTGTTTTACCGTGTGTTTGTACTTATGAAAAATGCTTATCTCCCTATTGTTGTCACAGCCCTGAGTTTGAGTTTAGCTGCCTGCGGTGATCGTGCATGGTGGAGCAATAACGATGAACCCACCTTAAGCAGTGCGCAAATTGCGAAACTCATTCCAACACGTGTGCAACAACGTGAGTCTTGGGCCAAAGATATTCATGACATTAGCAAGCAATTTGGCATTCCACAGAGCAAAGACAATATCTGTAGCATTATTGCTGTGGTTGACCAAGAATCGAACTTTATTGCTGATCCACAAGTAGCAGGTTTAGGGGCGAAAGCAGTCAAGGAAGTTGAAGAGCGTTTAGATGAAAAGTTTACTGAAAAATTAGGCGAGAAAATTGGTGGTACAGTCGCGGGATATTTCCAAGATGTCTTAAAAAATCAGCCTAGTCCTGAAAACAACTATTTAAGTCAAATGCGTAAAGTCAAAACCGAACGCGAATTAGATGAATTATACCGTGAAATTTTTGCTTATATGGCGAAGCATTACCATGTCAGTGCCTTAACAGGAGCGGCTAAATTGGTGGGGCAAGACATTGGTGAAAAGCTCAATCCCATCACGACTTTAGGCTCTATGCAAGTGCATATTAGTTATGCCAAAGCGAATAAACGCCAAGGTGGCAATATGGCAGCCTTACGCAGTGATTTATATACCCAATATGGTGGTTTGTATTATGGTATTCATCGCTTAATGATGTATCCTGCCGACTATGATCGTGCCATTTATCGTTTTGCCGACTATAACTCAGGCATGTATTCAAGCCGTAATGCCGCATTTCAAAAGATGCTCAATCTTGTGGCAGATCTAAAATTAGATTTAGATGGTGATTTATTGCTTTACACCAAAGATGGTTCAGAACGTGCGCAAAAAAGTCAGTCAGAAATGGCATTAATCCATTTATTTGCCCTTGAAAAAGTGCTGATTACGCCACGTCAAATTCGTGCTGACCTAAAGAAAGAAAAAGAAAAGAAATTTGAAGAAACAGCTACCTATCAAGAAATTGTGCGCTTGTACCAAGAAAAAACCGGCAAAGCGCCTATGTATGCCATTATGCCTGAGGTGGTGATTTCAGGACCAAAACTGAGCCGTGATTACAACACCAATTGGTTTGCTACTCGAGTCAATGGACGATACGATACATGCATGCAACGCGCCAAACGCCTCAAGCTCTAGCCCTATTTGATTTTGATGGCACCTTGTGCCGCCAAGACAGCTTTACCGGTTTTATTTTTTATGCCTTAAACAAACGGCACATCTTGCGTCGTGGTGTCAAAATTTTGCCACAAATTCAAGCTTATTATCGCAAGCGCTATCCAGCCAATCAAATGCGTGCCACTTTGTTTTATCATATGTTTAAAGATCAAGACGCACAACATATTCAAGCCATAGCGCGTGATTATGCACAGACTTTAATTCCTAAGCTTGATAGTCAAATGCTCATTCGGCTTAAACAACATCAACAGCAAGGCGATGATGTGGCTTTGGTGTCTGCCTCACTAGATGTATACCTACGCCCCTTGTGCGAGTATTTCCACGTAGATTTAATCTGTACCCAAATCCAAATTCAAGATGGCCGGTTCACTGGCCATTATCACAGCCCCGATTGTAGCAGTTTGCAAAAAAGTCTACGCGTGGCTGCGCGTTATGATTTAAATCACTACAGCCATATTTATGCTTATGGCAATAGTGAAGAAGATGAAGCACTACTTAATCTGGCCACGCATCCATTTATGCTTGGACGTGATCTTACTTTGCCCAAGTTATATGTTCAATCGGCATAAAAAAAACCACCCATTTGGGTGGTTTTTTTTAGTGCTTATTTTTTAAATGGAAAAGCATATTTCACAATACGCTTTAATACGCTGCCATATTGTTTCACTAAGCTGGCATTGTTGTAATTTAAGCCGTATTTTTCACACACTGCTTCAACTTTTGGCG